ATTAAATATTTATCATTATTAAATATTTATCATTATTAAATATTTATCATTATTATATATTATATAATATTTTTACATTATATAATATATTATTATGAATGATTCGATATCTACTATTACTATGGATGAAATGAAACCTATAGAGAGAACAGGAAGAAGTAGAGAGAGAATGTCTACTAAGAGAATGTATAAATTAGCAACACGCAATATGTCCAATAAGATGGCTAAGAGAATCGGTAGAAGTCTTACCGATTTAGATGAACGAAGTAAGAATTATATAGCAAGATACATGCCTAATTCTGCAAGAAATATATCTAATTCTGCAAGAAATAGATATAATATTGCTAGAAAAAAAACTCCTATGGCCAGTAAGAGAGACCCTTCAATAGATATAATTTCTGCTAAAATTGCTCGCAGAATCGCTATGAATAAGAGAAAAAGAGACAACCCAGCATTTCAAGATCCATCGTTTCCAGATGGATCGTCTCTAGTTCAATCAATGCCAGTGCCTCCGCCACAATTTCCAGGACTATTACCACAAGTTCAAGGACAAAGTCCTGGTGCATTTTATTCAGGTGATTCAGATGATCAAGTTATTGCTGGTCCTCTAGGTGGTCCAAGTGGTCCAATTGGTCCAACAAGTCAAACTAGTCCAAGTGGTCCAAGTGAACCAGGTGATTCAGAAAAATCAACGTCATATACAAAAGGAATTGTATTAAAACCACGAGCACCTCCTCTTTATTCAGTAACATCTGACCATAAGCCTATTTTTATGATATTTGACCTACAAGGAATACACTTAACGGGATTTTGTTATAATATGAGTTTTGTAAGTGATTTAGGTCCTATAAACCCATATGGAAGTGAAAAATTCTTTCTTGAACAAATAACAGGCACCGATAAAAGAGAATATTGGAAAAACGCAGCCAAATTAGTAAAACATTTTTTTGACACACAAGCACCAGATATAATGTTTTTTCAAGAAATGAATGATAGAGATAATATTACGCCGCGTAATGGAGGTCCAAATAGTTTTGATCCAGCAACTGGACAATTTTTAGGAGGCTTCCAAGCATTATTGGAACTTCTAAATGGAGGACCAATTACAATTGATCCTCCAGTAACTACTAATTGTTATCCACCTGGTCCACTTGGTTCGCCTGGTTCGCCTGGTTCACCTGGATCACCTGGATCGCCTGGTTCAGTTGGTTCGTTAGGTTCATATTATAGGACTGGTACCTTTGGATCATATTGTTTTGTATCTTTTTCTGTACGTAAGCAAATGTTTAGAAAAGTAGTATACCCAACAGTATTAACAATATGGAAGAATACACCAGAATCAGGATTAGGAGCATTTGCGGGTTTTTACGGGCATGATATTGGATTACATGTTAACTATTACAGAGGCGACGGTTTCCATAGTGGCAGAAACTTTTCTTTTGTTAGAACAACTACAAACGCAAACTTACTTAACTTACATTGCCCTAATGCTGCACAAGTTATAGACACGCGTCTCAGACCAGTAATTAGTCAATATATGCAAACAGCTATAAGTGATTTAGGTGGTATTTATAACGGATTCGCAACAGTTATTGGAGGAGACTTTAATGATTCTGATGACTTACTACGTGAAATAGTTCTTACACGTTCTGCACGCGAAAGGTATATCTACAGCTATCGTGGTATTGCGCCTAGAACGTGTTGTACTGAATATCCTTCCGATACAATCGACAAACCTTACAGAGGTGCGGGTGACAAAATTTTTGTTATTGTACCTTTCACTACAGAAACTGCCGGACCTTTATTTAACCCTTTATTATACTATATTCAACTATTTATTCCACTTCCACAAATACCACCAATACTATACGGAGGTTTTCGTAATCGTAGTCATAGTTTAGGTTTCAATAATAAAAAAAAATCACACAAGCTACAATCACGAAAGCCAAGAAGATATACTCATAAGATCGTTACTAAACATTATAAAACCAAGTACTAAAATAAAATTTGTCATAAGGGTGTGACCCTTCTTTAATTAGTTGGTTTAAATTATATAATCTATCATAATCATTAGACCCACCATCAACTCTATAAAACAGCAAATGGCTTGTCAAATCACAACTTAGCACATCAATATATCCCATACCGCCATATTTGTAACCAATATCAAACACATTTGTTTGCCCTTGTCTTACTAATTCTTTATAACGCTCTAATGCTTCGTCAAGGCTCATTATGGTCCATTGTCCATAATAAATTTCCTTTTTTTGATGTCCCAAAATTTGATATATAACTTTAATATTTCTATTTAAACCTTCCGGAATTACTGCGTTGTTAAATAACATATTAAATTGTTGAAATGGATAACTAGTGCTGTCATTCTTGAAAAATGGCTCTTTAGAAGAAACATAATCATTACTTGAAATAGAGCAAGTCTTTAATACTTCAAAAATCTTATTAACTTCTGATTGTTTTTTAATCATTGCTCTAGTAGTCATAATAATCTTTAATAGTTAAAGTTAAGTATTTTAATTATTAAGTCAATTTTTTATTCAAAAAATTAGTTACTCCAATTTTTTTTGTTTTCAAAATTGGTTACTCCAATTTTTTGTTTTCAAAATTGGTTACTCCAATTTTTTTAATGTTATTAAATTATGTTCTAATTGCTTCGAAAATTTAAATTTTGCGCTATTTTTTCGCCGTCTTTGCAGATTACATTTTAAACAACATATTATTGTGTTGCTATTACTATGCTCATCATAATTATTTATTCTATCGAGAGTCCATTGACAAGATTCTCTCGAATTTTTAAATAATATTAGTGTTTTAACGTTACAATAAAAGCACAACATAGAGCTAGTCACCAATTTTTCTATAATATTTTCTAGGGTTATAAAATTATTATAGTCATCATATTTTTTTTTAATATCTTGCTGTTTATAGCAGTCCAATTTATTTTTTAATGCTTGATTAAAGTATTTTTCCTCATAAAATGAGGCGCCTTTATATAGTTTTTGTATTAATATTAATTGACTATCATAATTATCATAAATAGTAATAATAGCATTTGGAACTTCTACATTGCTATTCACTTTGCCTAATAAATCTATATATGATTTTTTCTCATTTTTCATTTTTTCATTATTTATTTTTTTTGTAGCATCTTCAATGGTGCATTCGCTTATATTAGCGCACGCATTTTTATGCAAGCTATTTAAGGTTTGCGTTCTAAAATGAATTACTTTATTCATTGCTTATTAAACTTATATTATATTAATATTGTTTTATATTATATTAATATATGATTTATATATAAAATTAAAACATTATATATAACTAAGACAAGCTAGAGATGCCGCCTATGCGTAAAAAAAATGTTATTGAAGTTACTAATTCCAGCACAAATGATGAAACGTCTATTTCTAATATAATGCAAACTAAAGCAAATAATAGTAAAGAAAGTAAAGAAACTAAAGAAACCAAAAATAAAGACGACTATTGTAAAGAGTTAAAAAATATTGCATATAAAACAATGCTCCTTAATGGTCAAGAAATAGTTCCAGAAATAAATAATACCAATAATAATATATTATCAAATTTTTTAGAAAACGAATCGTGCGCAAATAAGAAAGAAAATTGGAGCAAATTAGATAAAACGCAAAAAATCAAAAAATTAATCACACATATAGATAATTTACAGAAAAAGTATAAATTAAGCGATGACGAAACCAGCAAATGCCACAAATATTTATTAAAATGCTTAGAAAGAAAAGCCTTAAGTAAAGTTAAAGACGTTATTTATGATAAAGAAACCGGACTAATTAGCGAAATACCTAATTTACATTTTGATAGTATTGAAAGAGTTTTTATTCTCAAAAAAGACGATAAGCATGTTTCTACTGTAAAATGCTTACCATTAGAAACCAAATCGAAAGCGAAAACCATCAAAATTTATGACTAAACTTATATACAAACTTATAGCTTTATATACTTTTCTTATATACTTTTCTTATATACTTTTCTTATATACTTTTCTTATATACTTTTCTTATATATTAAAATTGACTAGCTTAATTGTTTATTATAAACAATATATAAACTATATTATAGTATATTATAGTATACTATACTATAAATTAATTATGAATAAATATTATAACGCCTATATATGTTACTTGCTTAATAAATATAAAATCCACGATTTATTATGTTTAAGCAATAACCACATTATGATATGTTATCAAGAACTAATATTAAATATTATTGAATTTATGTTGGAATATGTTAACACAAATCTATTACAAACTATGTATTATGATTTATATGATGAAATATACGAAGATACAAATGAAGTATTTTATCCTCATCTTATAGAAACCGACTTATTAGCTAATATATTTAATATACATAAAGACGCTTCGCCATTATTATTACATTTAACTATTGAATTATGTAAGAATATGGTTTTCAAATTTTATATTCCTAAGAGGTCATATAAAAAGTCGTATATTAGAAATGTAAGTGTTAATCATAAAAAAATTAAAGCTACTATTTTCAAGTTACAAAATATTCCTCAACCAGAGCAAAGAACTCCTGAATGGTATGTTTTCAGAAATTCAACATTAACAGCTTCTAATATATATAAAATATTTACTACCGAAAGTGCTCAATCCCAATTAATAATTGAGAAATGTCAGCCCAGCGATGCTAGTAAGTATAAAAATAATAATCTCAATTCGCCTATGCATTGGGGGCAAAAATACGAGCGTGTATCAGTATTATATTACGAACACATAAACAACACAACAGTGTCAGAATTTGGATGTATTCCGCATTCTCAATATAGTTATATTGCTGCCTCACCTGATGGAATTGTTTGTGATGAAAATAGTGCTATTTATGGTAGAATGTTGGAAATTAAAAATGTTGTGTCGCGAGAGATTAATGGAACACCTAAAATGGAATATTGGATACAAATGCAAATGCAAATGGAGGTTTGTGATTTAAATGAATGCGACTTTTTAGAAACGAAATTTCTTGAATATTCAGACATTGAAGAATATAAGGAAGATTATCCTCTTAATATTTCTTCTAATAAGCATTGCGGGTTTATTATGCAATTTTCAATAAACAATGAAGATGTGCATTATGAGTATGCTCCGTATGATTTACATAATGTAGAAAGCGAAGCCTATAGTATATGGAGTGAACTTATGCTTGAAAAAAATAAAGAGCATACTTATGTTAGAAATATATATTGGAAATTAGAAACAATTAGTTGCGTTTTAGTATTAAGAAATAAGTTATGGTTTAAGCATATTCAGCCTTATATTGAAACTTTTTGGAATGCTCTAGTAAGCGAAAAAAATGATGGTTCGTATGTAAATAGAATAAGTAATAAGCGAAAATCTAGTTATGAAGATTATAAAGAAAAAGGCGATTTTTATAAATCTGGGTGTTTAATTAAATGCTAAGTTTTATTAGTTTTATTAGTTTTATTAGTTTTATTAGTTTTATTAGTTTTATTAGTTTTATTAGTTTTATTAGTTTTATTAGTTTTTTTGTTTTTTTGTTTTTTTGTTTTTTTGTTTTATTTTATATTTTATAAAATATTTATTATTAGCATTTAAAATTAATTTAATAATAAATATATAACTTAATCTAATATTGCCTGAGCAATGAGAAATACTAAGTCAAATGATTTAGAAATGCACGTTATCAAGC